ACAAGCTGTAAAAGATATACCATACTTTGACGATGATGTTTTTGAGGAGATAACCGGGATAGACGTGAGGAAATAAAATGAGATTTATAGACTGGTTTGCCGGAATAGGCGGTTTCAGGCGTGGAATGGAACTTGCAGGGCATAAGTGTGTTGGTTTCTGCGAATGGGATAAGATGAAAGGAGAAAAAGATGGCTAAGAAGAGAGTAACTTTAGAGTTCATTGTAGACCCATGTGACGGCTATGATGACTTTGAGTTTATGAAAGAGGATTTTATGACAGAGTTAAACTGTTGCGTAAATGCACCAGACGAAGACAGCTTCGAGATGGTTGTTGAGGATATTTAAAGGAGCTTAAATAATGAAAAAGATAGTAGCGTTAATGATCGTTGTGCTGGTAGTGGCACTGACGGGGTGCAGCGAGGTTGAGGACAAGACAAGCGACAAGTCGGAGTTTGTGATTGTTGAGAGTGCTGATATATGGTACGTCGTATATCACAAAAAAACAAAGGTAATGTATGTGGTTTCGGACGGAAGATATAATCGTGGAACATTTACGCTGCTTGTAAATGCTGACGGAACGCCGATGTTGTGGGAGGGTGAGTAATGGTTGATTTGAAAGAGCTTGACAAGCTGCAAATGCTTATTGAGAGCGAACCGCTGATGTGGGATTGTTGCAAGCGGTCAAGCATATATGACGGACAGCAGATAGTGTTTAGACACCCGAGAGACGGTCATATAATCTCAGACGTATGCTGTCACGGGTTAAGCGAAGGTGGTCTGCAAGGACTGTTAGAGCAAAGATTGTTGATACCGAGCGGAGAGGAAAAGCAGGGCAGATTGACAGCGGAAACGGTGTTCAATCGGTGGAGAGCGTATTTTGATGAAGAGGTGATAACATATGGTAAAGAAACTTCCTGATATATCAGGCATAGAGAACAAGATAAATGTCGGGCTGTATGGAGGTAAATCCTTTTTCAAGGGTGTGGGAGACACAAAGTACAGAGCAGAGGTTATCTCCTGTGACCGCACCGATTGTTCTTTCAGAGATAAAGGAGCTTGCTTGAAGGTGACAACTATCGCTCCGCATTACTGCAAGTACGGTCAGAGGCATATCTATGAAGGGTATACTCCGCAGGCTAAGGCTTGCCATGAATGGTGTCATGTGTTCAGAAGTGATGAAACCTATGAAAAATTGAAAGCTGTTTCGATTAACAATTATTTTGGTGTGGTAGGTGATTATTACTTCATCTACACAAGATATGTCGGTGTGAACTGGAACGAGGACGGCACATACAAGTTCAGTACTTCTACATCGGTAGACACCCATATTTTTATCAAGAAAGATGAAATGAGCGTGGACTTTCTTGAAGATTTGCTGACTTACAAGCCTTACGCTCTGTTGGGCGGCGTGATAAAAGACTATCAGGAAGATGTTGTTCCTCTCATGCTCCGTCAGATACAAATGTTTGCTCCCGAACTTTTCGGAGAACTCACAGAAGCATTTCCTCACTTTGCTGAAATCGTTCCGAGTTTTGTAGGCAAGTATGTATATGTCAAGAGTTTAAAAGGCGACATTGACATTTACTGTCAGGGAAGTGGCACGTTCCACCTTTCGGAAGATAGAACTACACTTACTTGTAAAGATTATTCGTCTTGTTTCTTACCTTTCAATGCAAAGACAGCGCAGCTTGAAATCAAGGTCACAGAAGATTTAAAATACAAGGTACAGTCCAATTCCGAAGTCTGCGAAGATACTGTCATTGCAGATTGAGCAGGGCGAAAGCCTTGCTTTCGCAAGTAAAAAGTTAAAAACAATAATTGACAAAGAGGTGATACCATTTTGAATAATAGGAAGATAAAATGTGAGCTGTATAATGATAATTTTCAGAATTTCAAAAGATATGGCATACCCAAAGCACAGCTTGTAATAGCGGATATTCCTTATAACTTAGGAACGAATGCTTATGGCAGTTCCCCTGAGTGGTATATAGGGGGGGATAACAGTAACGGAGAAAGTAAGAAAGCAGGCAAAGCGTTCTTTAATACGGATTTTAACTTCAACATAGCGGAATATTTTCATTTTTGCAATAGGCTTTTGAAAAAAGAGCCAAAAGCAAGCAATGGGCGTGGGAAATCAAGTGATGCGCCGTGTATGATAATATTTTGTAGTTTTCAGCAAATACCGATGATACAGAAATACGGCGAAAAGTACGGATTTAAAAACAGTATAGTCCTTACGTTTATAAAGAGATATTCTGCACAGGTTTTAAAATCTAATATGCGAATAGTCGGGGCGACAGAACACGCAGTATTATTATATCGTGAACGTCTGCCTAAGTTTAGGAATAACGGGGCGATGATTTTTGATTGGCAATGGTGGGAAAAGGACGATAAAAGCGTGCCAAAAGTACACCCGACACAAAAGCCAGTAAGGGTGTTGCAAAGGCTCATTGAGATATTTACTGATGAGGGTGATGTTGTAATTGACCCTTGTGCAGGAAGCGGCACAACGTTAAGAGCTGCAAGAGCACTCGGGCGGCACTCATACGGATTTGAATGCTATAAGCCATTTTATGAGGCGGCAAAAGATAAGATGTTAAACAACGATCCCGATCAACTTAGATTTTGGTGAATATAGGAGAATATATCGTGATATTTATATGGTTGTCAGGAGCAATGGGTGGTTTCTTAATCGCCCTGCTCACGCAAAAACACTATGCAAAGAAGCAGAATGAGATGTCATATCATCAAGGATATTTGCAGGCGTTAGATGATACGTTAAGACGGTTAAAGGAGCTGGAAAATGACAAACAAGAAAATAAAGAATGCGAGCTTTAATCTCCAAATGCAGGCGATAGTCAAAGACAATTGGCGATTTCTTGCAGGAATATGTCTTGTTTTATCAAGCGAGGAAATCTTCGGTAAGGCAAAGTGGGGAAAGAAAAGGCTTAATGAATGGGTAGATAGCGCAGCTGAGATGTGCAACACGTTCAACGAGTTCGACAGAGAGGGAATATACAGATACAAGCTTGACGAACTTGAACGCAGGCACGGCGAGATTATCACAAGGGCAAAGGTTGAGAGCGTTGTTACGGCGAATACAACGCTCAAACGCCCCTCCGAGATAGCGGAGATAATCGACAATGTATTGCTTGAACTATTAATGACGGTCAACGAGTTTGACAGCGTAGGGCGTGAGCGGCTAATGAACGGCTTTGAGAGCTTGACAAGAGAGCAGATAGACAATGCGCCTGCGATAATCAAGGAAAAGTATGGAATTGAAGTCGATGATGAATTTGCAGATTTTAAGGCGATTATGAACGAACGCAAGGGCAAGCAGAACAAAGTGACGTACAAGGAGCAGAAAGAGGCGGCTAAGGCGTTGCAGGCGTTCAGGGCGTGGAGCAATGCTAATAATGCCGTGTAAATCAAACGAGAATGCGCTATACGGCGTTTTGTATCAGAATTAGATAAATTATACTATAAAATGCAAAACGCCGCTATGGGCGGTTTAAATGCGAATTAGGAGGGGGTGGAGGAAAATGTTTATATTTGAGTGGATTGAACACTACATCAATACACCCGAGATACAGAGGACAATTGCTGATGAAGCACTATTCTTAGCCGCAATATGTATTATATTAGCAGCGGTCTTTCTGGTATTGGGGATAGTGGGATTTATAGCGAAGAAAATATATGATTTTATTAAAATGAGGTGAAATGCAAATGGAAATATGCAAGGAAATGATTAAACTGAGAAAAGGGCTTGATGAAAGAGAAATAGTGTGGATAGATGCGAGTGAAACATATGGCAATGATAAGATTAAGGCTCTCGGAATTGATATTTTAATATATCGAACACACTTCACAGCCCATGGCGTATGGTTTAGCGTGATATATGGACACGGCACTTATGGGGAAGAAAGCGGTTTGCTTGAATGTATGTCAAAGGCGCTTGACAAGAGTGGAGAACCAAAAGGAAGTATGACGGCTGATGAGATATTGGAGGTAATAGATGGACTTAAAGTTTGATAACGAGGCAATAGCAATATTGTTATATAAAGCAAGACGAAAGATAGCATTTCGTAACGCAATCTATAATTGCAGATGTCAAATTGATAGTAGTTTAAGCTATGAGGAATGGAAGAAAAAGCACATCAAAAAGGACGGTGAAAAAAATGGGCAAAATACCACTGATACAGACATGTTATAACTTGGCGAATGTACTCGGTTGTTGTTGTAATTATAACGATATACGAGAAATAATGATGAGCAACGAAAGAGAATGGTATGAGAAATGTGATAGAAACACTCCAGTCGTTGAATGTTGGTACAGATATTTTATGATTAGAAATAAGGAGCGTGAAAAGAGTGAAAATGAAAAAAAGTAAATATCAAAAAGCAAAATGGATAAAAGGTGCATATTGGAGTGAGGGCTGCGGAATGGGGGAAATATACGGAAATTATTATAAATGCTCAAACTGCAAAAAGGAAGTGCAAGATGATTATATGAAATGCAGTCTTAAATATTGCCCGAACTGCGGTGCAAGAATGGACGGTGATGTAAATGAATTTTAAAGATTTTCTTAAAGAGGCAAATAATCTATTAGTGGGTTATTATAATATAATAAATACAATAGAGGACAACAATCAATATATTGCAGTCTGGCAAATCGCTGAATTATACGGCAGGATACAAGCATATTTAGACTTAGCGGAAAATAATAATGACGAACAGAAAAAAACTGATGTAAAGGAGCGTGAGGAAAATGAGTGATGCTATTATACAGCGTATTATCTGTGGCGCTATACCGATACTTACAATACCGATAACGTTAAAAATATGCAAATATCGTATATTTAAGAAAATACAAACAGGGCAAGTTAAAGACAGTGCAGAAATCAATAACGGATATGAATGTAAGGTTTGTGGTGCGCATTTCGAGCTGAATAAGACGGATAAATATGTTTTAAAAGTAAGACCAAATGCGTTTTTATCGCCTGATAAATATGATACATATGACTGCTATGACTGTCCAAAATGTGGCTGTCAAATCATAGTAAATGAAAGGATAGAAGGTTTGAGAAATGACGAACAGAAAGAAACTGATACAGACTAACATTTATGATTTGCTTTTTAGGCTTAATCAGATATTTTAGCACTTGACAATGCGGAAAGCTGCATAATGTCATACATTAGGGACGGCAGGCAAAGCAAAAAGATAGAATGCAATAAACGCTGTGTATCGTGCATATGTTTATGGCTTGATGAGGAGGTGGAGTGATGAGAAACTTAAAAACCTGTCCGTTTTGCGGAAAAGATGTCAAAATGGAGATAGATGAAATAAACAGTCGCACATCGGACACAAGAACGATATGGGTAAAATGGATTATTCGGTGCAGACAATGTGGCTGTGAAAAAACAGAAAGCGGCGAATATTATGTAAGCACTGATCTAACCTTGTTATCAAAAGATAAGAATGAGCCAACGCAGATGCTTATTGATGAATGGAATAGGAGGTTTTGATATTGAGAAATCTTATAAGTGTTGCGGAGTTAATACCCAAAGAGGACATAAAAAGACACCCTGAATATAAAGATAGAAAACTCATAGCTATGGCTGAAAGAATCGGGAGAGAATTATATGAGCAGGGGAAAATGGATATAAAAGAAGATGATATGACATCATTTTTCTTTGGAGAGGGAAGTGTAAGAATAATAATGAGTTTAAAAGTTCCGTCATATTCTGAAATCGTGATACCGAACGTCACAAAGAATACATCGGAGATAGCACATTGCGATAAATTTATCTGCGAGAAATGCGGAATACATCTCAAAGATTGGGCAAGAGTAAAGGTTGAGGAATATGAGGACGGCTACAAGGACGAAGGCTTATATGAATACGAGTTTGAGTATTGTCCGAACTGTGGCGCAAAGGTGGTGGAGTGATGAATGCGCAAATATGTGATAGATGCGGTAAAGTTGTTAAGCCGGGTGATATGCAACATAGGTTAAGCATAACAAAAAGTATATCGTTTGGATACTTCCCTGTTACGCCAATACGGAGCATAGATTTATGTTCGGACTGTATAAATGATGTGATTAGATTTATTATAGTAAAAGCACCGAAGGAGGATAATAATGACGGTTAATTTTAACTACGGGGCATTATCTGACCCATTAGAAGAGCAGGCAAACAAGCAAGGATTTACGCTTGGAGAAAAGGTGAAACTCTGTAAAAAATTGACGTATGGCTTGGTGTTGAATACGGTATACGGCACTTGGGCGCGTAGTCAGTATGAGAAAGCAATACAAAAGCTACACAATAAAGTTATCAAAGAGGTAAAGCTAATAGATAAGGAGAAGTAATATGCGAAAATTAAAAATTGCTGGATATATTTTAACAGGCTTATTTCAATTAGGCTTGCTTATAGGGATAATAATAGCAATATATACAAACAAAGATTTTGATAAAATAGTCCTTGCAGTGGTTTGCTTGATTATAAATATTGGCACAATTGGTCCGGCAGGGATATGGTTCAAGCCGTGATAGTGATGATAGATGATTATTACAAGGAGGATAATAATGACAGTAAAGCAGAAATGTGAGTGTGAGCAGATATGCAAGCATTACGGCATAGAAAGTCAAAAGATGATACTTATGGAAGAATGCGCCGAGCTTATACAAGCGGTGTCAAAGCTGACAAGGGCAGAGCAGGACGGAAAGCCATTTGAAAAGATACAAGCGGCGTTTGATATGGTCGAGGAAATGGCGGACGTACATATAATGATTGAGCAGGTCTTAAAGCATTATTTTATAGACAGTGACATTAGGCTTGATTATAATATTAACAAAAAGCTGAAACGGCAGCTCGAACGGATAGAAAGTGAGGGAAAGCAATGATAATTAACCTTATTTGCCTTGCAGGCGGATTTATATGCGGATTCTTTACTGCCGCTCTTATGGTATCGGCAAGCAGTTATGATGATGAGGTGGAGAAATATGAAGATAAAGACGCTAAATAGATACAATGAACTGAAACAAGAGCTTGAAAGCATAGAGGAACAGTTGCACCCAAAGAAAGTATATGACAGCGTGCAAGCGTCAGGCGGTGCGCCTGCATACAGCAAGATAACACGCAAGGTCGAGGGATACATACACGGCAAGGGAACGATCAATCTATTAATGGAACAGTCGGCACATATCAAGCAAATGCACTTGATTGAGGAATTTATAAGAGATATAGGCAATACAGATATAAGAAAAGCCCTTGAATTGTATGTGTATGACGGCTTGACGTGGGAAGAAGTCGCAAATGAGCTGAATATCTCGGGAGATATAGGGCGCAGGGTCGCAAGATACCTACAACCGATTGATTTTGACGAATTTGTGAAAAGTGTACAATCGCTGAAATGATATTTCTATATCAAGTGGCGGTCGGTGGCAGTCAATGTCCTTGTATGTCGGTTTAAAGTGTGGTAAAATATAAACTGAGGAACAATGACGATTACGGCTTGATTTCATTTGTTTCAAAAAGCTCCTATGGGGCGGAAACGCCCCGAATGGACGGCACATTCTCGGTGGAGTTAACAGCTCCTGCCGTCCTCCATAGTCGTGCCGATTAACCGTCCTGCACGGCAAGCGTTTTAAAGGGTGTCGCACAAACCCTTTTCCAATCCAGTATGGATTTTCCATTTATTATTTATTCCTGTGTACTGACATACACAACAACCTCTTCAAATACGCACCTCAACTTATAGTCGGGGTGTGTATTACTTTGTGTGAATAGCGCAGTGCCTAGCGATTGCAACGCGAAAGCGGCAAGCCTTAGCCGCCCGGCACTGCGTTATATTTTTAAGGCGATTACGAAAGGCGGTAGTGATATGGCGAGATGTAAAGACTGTGTACACTGGGACGATGGCAAATGCAAAACCGAGAATAGGATAAAAGAATATGCGGAGGAAAATTGTGGTGAGTATGTGCCAGTTAGTATTACAAAAGAAATTTTTAAAACTGAACTGGAAAATGAAGATCAAAGATACCTAGTGAGAATGTTGCTTAAACAGATTTATTGCCTTAAACAAGAACTGATATTGTGCGGCTCTATAATGGAAAGAAGTCAATGCCTCGATAAAATAACCGAAATGGTGCGTGATGACTGTCTTGAAAGAATAAGGAGGATAATACTGTGAGAAAGTACACAAGAGAGCAAATAGACGAACACATACAATGGCTCATAAAGTTTATGGAGGACGAATATCCGAACGGCTTTGAGCTTGTGATAAGTGCGGCAGGAGCGGAGATTGATGCCAAAAATATGGTTATGGCGTTTACATCAAACAGCTTTATGGAGTTTATCAACGGCAAAAATGACTATGGAATGGACAAAGCTATGGCTGATATGCTTAGAAGCTGCTGTATGCCGCCGAGGGATAAGTCACAGGATAAAGAGGTAAAATAATGAACATTATAGACAAGCCCATATCAGAGCTGACATCATATGAAAATAACCCAAAGATACATACAGATGAGCAGATAGACAAGATAGCAAAGTCAATCGAGCTAACAAAAGGGCTTAGACAGCCGATTGTGATTGACAAGAATAATGTTATCGTGGTAGGTCACGGCAGAGTGCAGGCGGCTATGCAGCTCGGATATGAAACAGTACCGTGCGAGCTTGCAGATGACTTGACAGATGAAGAAATCAGAGCTTACAGACTGATTGACAATGAGCTTGCAAAGGGCGAGAGTGACCTTGACTTGCTTGAACAAGAGCTTGAAAATATTACAACGCTTGATATGAATGAGTTTTTTGATGATATTGATGATAATTTCTCAATCGACAACATAAATGACAATATGGACGTTGATGAAGATGAAAATGATTATTTCACAACAAAACTGACATTCCCTATGGGTAAGAAAAAACAAGTGTTAGCGTGGTTGAGAGAACATAAAGAGGATATTGTAAAAGAGATAATTGCAAGGAGTGAACATTAATGGGAAATTGCAGCTCGGGAGCTGGCGGCGGTGGCGGCGGCGGACAGTTCGGCGAAGGAATGATAGGGAAAAGCACATCTACAAGAGTTAGATCATCACACCCATTAACTGATGAGATACAACGTGGCGGTGGAAGTTTTGCAAATGAAATCATGAATACAAGAGATGCAATGGAGAATGAATACGGTTCAGCAGTAAAAGATGTTCGACTTCATGTTGGAACATTTTCAGATAATAGTGTTTTGGGTGCGTATGGTGGAGATACGCTGTATATGAACGAGAAATACATCAAAAACCAATATCTCACCGAAGCAATGAAGAATACAGATGGATTCCACCCGGGTATTGGTAATAAGACAGGCGCAGAAGCTGTTGCAGCTCACGAGATAGGTCATAGGCTTGGAGAAATAGCGGCAAGAAAAGCAGGAATTTCAGAGCGTGATATTGTTGCAAGAGCAGGAAAAACAGTAGGAATTAAGACAAATAACATGGCAGGGCATATAAGCAAATATGCGAGATCGAATTATAGTGAGACCATAGCAGAAGCGTGTTCGGACGTTCATTGTAACGGCTCAAAGGCTTCAAAGGCGAGCACGGCTATTTCCAATGAGCTTAAAAAGATTTTGAGGGGGTGAAAATATGGCAAATAAAACATTACCTGCTTCAACAGGATATTTTAACAAGAAAATGACAGATATTCTAAAAAAAGGGGAAAAGAAAACAAAATCAACATCTAAGGCGAAAGCGAAAAAATAATGATAAGCTGCGGACTTCAATGTATTAACTGCGATTATCCCGTACACATGGACACATATGTGGGCTGTACGCATAATTGCAAATACTGTTATAAAACAGCAAGGTCAAATCACATAGCAAGAAACTTCAATGATATAAAGCCCTTAAACAGTGTCAAGGGTGTAAAGGACTTTATAAATGGGAAAAGAAACCTCGAAACCATGTGCTTTGATTGGGATATACCTTTACACTGGGGAGCAAACAGCGACCCTTTTCAGGAATGTGAAAAAGAATATCATGCAAGCCTTGACGTGTTAAAGATATTTGCAGATACAAAATATCCTTTTATCGTAAGCACGAAGAACCCTTGCTTATTGACGGAAGAACCGTATTTGTCAACTATCTCCGAATGCGAGTGTGTACTTCAAATATCAATGGCTTGTAGTAAATATGATAAACTTGAAACAGGCGCACCAACATATGAAGAACGCTTGAAAGCGGCTGAAATGCTGTCACAGCACGTTACAAGGGTAGTAGCAAGGATTCAGCCTTATTTTATTGACTGCAAAGATGATATAATAAACGAATTGCCCAAAATGGCAAATGCAGGAATACACGGTATCATAATAGCAGGATATATTTCTCCCAAAAAGCAGAACAAAATGGAGAGAATTGGTAAAAAGTACCGTTTTAAGCCGTCAATATTAGCAAGAGATTATAAAGAGATAAAACAAGCCTGTCATAATGCAGGGCTTGCTTTTACTTGTACCGAATACGGCTTAGACTGGCTATCAGATGACCTAAAGTGTTGTGGAACGGCAGGACTTGATAAATACAAGCCGAACAACTTCACGCTTGCAAGGCTATGTTATACGCCTGAGTTGGCGATACCAAACGAAACAATGAAGAAGAAAGGCACAACAAGACCATTTAAATCTGTGAGAATGACACAGGCGTGGGCTTTGGAGCTGAAAAACAAGAGTTATTATGACATGATAATGAGCTATGAGCCGAGCAATACGGCTTATTGTCTGGAAAAGAGGGAGAAATATGGGTAACTGCAACGGGAATTATGTGACATCTTCTGGTGGCGGCAACGGACTGCCCGAAGCTATCTCATCGCAAATGACAATAAATGGTAAAACCTTTGTAATAAATGGTGATCAAGTCACTTCTCCATCAGGGAACACATTCACTGTGCGCGAAATATCAGAGCCAGACAAGGAAGGCATGAAATTTGCAAAGAAAATGGGTTTTGAAGACCCTGTAAAAGTATCAAGCAGGGCTTTGACGGAACGCTCGGTTGCACAAAGGGCACTTGAACAGAAAAAGCAAGAAAGAGAAAATTTCAATGAGAATATGAGGAAAAACGTGCCTGGCTACGATGAAATTGTTAAAGCAAGGGCACATAATAATAGTGAAAGGCAAAAGTTCAACAAAAGTTTTGATAGTGAAGGTGGAATTCATTCGCCAAAATATCAGGACGTGGCAGTTCTTGAAAAAAAGTATCCAAGGGCAACTGCTTACCTCAAAGCCGAAGGCTATTCAAGCGCAAGCAACTACGTCAAAGCGAGACTTGGAAAAGAAGCAATGGATGCTATAAGGATGGGAAAACCATATAAAAAAGCCATAAAAGATATGGAAAAGAAGTGGCATGATCATACAAATGAAGCGGTATGGAGAAATTAAATGATTTCCTGCGGACTACTATAACGAGGTGAGACAATGGCTAAGGCAGGCAGAAAAAGTCTTATAGATGAATACTTGACAGAGGACGGGCTTTTGCTGCTTGAAGGCTGGGCGAGAGACGGCTTGACAAATGAAGAAATAGCCGCAAATATCGGTGTAACCTCAAAAACGCTGTATGAATGGATATCAAAGAAACGTGAAATAGGTGACGCCCTAAAAAGAGGAAAAGCCCCTGTCGATATAAAAGTCGAAAATCAGCTTTTAAAGTCTGCTTTGGGCTTTAAGGTGACTGTGAAAAAGGCTATAAAGGTGAAGACAAAGAAGAGCAAGCCGGGTGTCGGGCTGATTGAAGAAGAACACATTGAAATGGTGGACGAAGAACAGTATATACCGCCCGTTCCTGCTGCACAGTTCTTTTGGCTTAAAAACAGGAGACCTGACAAGTGGAGAGATAAACAGATTGTAGAACAAACAATATCCGCCGATGACGGCTTCCTTGACGCTTTGAAAGGAACGGCGGCAGAGGACTGGAACGAAGAAGAGGGCGAAGATGTTTAAATTCAAGCCATTTTCAAAAAAGCAAAGGCAAGTATTGAACTGGTGGACTGAGGATAGCCCTGTAAACGAATATGACGGCATTATAGCTGACGGCGCTATAAGGTCGGGTAAATCCCTTACAATGTCATTATCGTTTGTTCTATGGGCTATGGATTGCTTTAACGGACAGAATTTTGCGATGTGCGGTAAAACAGTCGGCTCATTCAGAAAAAACGTGCTTGTTTGGCTTAAGCAGATGCTTGACGGTCGGGGTTATGAATACTCCGAGAGCAGATCGGATAATATGCTGACGGTCAAGCGAGGGGATAAAGAGAATTATTTCTACATATACGGCGGTAAAGACGAACGCTCACAAGACCTCATTCAAGGTATAACGCTTGCAGGCTTATATCTTGATGAGGTTGTTTTAATGCCCGAGAGTTTTGTCAATCAAGCAACAGGGCGTTGTTCGGTAGAGGGTTCAAAGTTGTGGTTTAACTGCAACCCTGCAAGCCCGTCACACTGGTTTAAGGAAGAATGGATTGATAATGCAGATGACAAGAATTTACTCTATCTGCATTTCACAATGGACGATAATTTGTCATTATCAGAGAAGATAAAGGCAAGATACCGCAGCTTGTATGACGGAATATTCTACGATAGGTTCATTCTCGGTCAATGGGTATCGGCTGAGGGGCTTGTATATCAATTCAGTGAGGAAAACATTACCGATGAAAAGCCCGAGGGAGCACAGTATTACATATCTGTTGACTACGGCACTTTAAATCCATTCTCTGCTGGATTATGGAGTGTGACAGGCAATAAGGCGACAAGGATAAAGGAATATTACTATTCGGGGCGAGATGAGCAGTTATTAAAGACTGATGAGGAATACTGCAATGAAATTGTAGAGTTTGCGAAGGGCTATAAGATAGAGAAAATAGTGATTGACCCGTCAGCGGCGAGCTTTATCACAGCTATAAAGCGGAAAGGCTTTGCAACGATTAAGGCGAGAAATGATGTAATTGACGGTATTCGCATTGTTTCAAGAATGCTCAAAAACGGCAATATAAAAATAAACCGTGAGTGCAAAGATAGTATAAGAGAGTTCGGATTATATCAGTGGGATAGCGATTCAAGTGTTGATAGCGTTATCAAGGACAACGATCACTGTTTAACAGCAGATACGGTCGTAAAAACCGATAAAGGTGATGTCCCAATATCAGAATTGGTTGGAAAGACTGGCAAAGTATGGAGCTATAACATACAAACGGGTAAAGCAGAGCTAAGAGAGTTTAAAGATTGCAGGCTTACTCAAAAACAAGCTGAAATATATGAAATAACAACAAATGACGGCAATATTATCAAATGCACAGCCGAACACCCGATATTAACTCAACGGGGATATGTCAAAGCAATAGAGCTATTGCCAACAGATAAAATCATTAAAATAGAGGTGTAATATGAAAATATCGTATTCAGCGGACGGCAAAACAGCAGTCTATTGTGGGTACAAATTCAGAAAAGACCCCAAAACAGGCTATTATTTATGCTCAAAGAAAACAGATGCAAACAAGCGTGAACGCTTACACGAATATGTGTGGAGATCAGTCTATGGAGAAATACCAAAAGGCTATCATATACACCACATTGACAAAAACAAAGATAACAATGAAATATCAAATCTTCAATTGTTATCAATAGCTGAACACATGAAAATACACGCCGAAATGAGAACCGATAAAGAAAGGCAAAAGTTAAGGAATAATCTTATAAATAATGCCACTCCAAAAGCCAAAGCATGGCATACGAGTGAAGCAGGGCGTGAATGGCATAGTAATCATGCAAAAGAAATGTTACAAAATAGGCAACTAAGAGAATATCAGTGTACAAATTGCGGTTGTACCTTTACCACATATCATATATACAGCGATAAAGCAAATCATTTTTGTGGGAACAATTGCAAGGCGGCGTTTCGGCGAAGATCAGGAGTTGATAATGTTGAAAAAAGATGTAAGAAGTGCGGAAACACATATATTGCAAACAAATACCAACACACCGCTTACTGTGAATGCTGTCGGGATAGCAAGCATAAGAAAGGTTGGCAAAGCTGATGTATACAATATGGAAGTTGAGCATAATCACAACTTTGCCGTAAATGGCGGATATATCGTTCATAACTGTATGGACGATATTCGCTATTTTTGCAACACGATATTGAAGAATAGATGTAAAGAGATAGTACCTATAAGGTGGTAAGGAGTTAATATGGATTTTTCGCAAGCATTAAAAGAACTTAAAAAGGGCATGGCTATAAAGATAAGAGGAAATAAAGAATTTTTTACGCTCGATAAAGATAATAATATCATTTATTATGACGGAGCGGGCAAGCAGGCTAAAACATACAGCTTTGATGTCGATGCTATACTAAGCGATAATTGGGAAATTGCATATGTTATAACCGAGTGTATGCTTGAACCAATCAAAAGTTTAAATGAAGAGCTTGACAAGGAGAATAAAAAGTTATCTGAGTTAGAGAAATACAAAGCAGATATTAATTACCTTAGAGGGCAGATATCAGTGTTAAGAGAAATGCTTGGCAAATAGAGATAACAAACGGCGGTGAAAAATGAAAACATATCAAGATTTATTGGAATGTGGCGATTATGAGAACCGCCGCATTGATTTTATTTATGAGGCTATAAACGATCATGAGAGCAGCTACGAATATGAGATAGGACACAAGGCAGGGCTATTCTATCGGCACAGAGACCCGAACATAGAGAGCTATCAGAAAATCATTTATGATATACAAGGCAAGGCGCACGTTGATGAAATAAGCCCAAATCACAAGCTTATGTCTAACTTTTACGCAAATCTCATAGATCAGGCTATACAGTACCTACTCGGTAACGGTATCAGCTTTGAGAATGAGGGCATAAAAGACGAGTTATCAAATCAGCTTGACCACAGAATTAAGCGGATAGCTGAGTATGCCGCTATTGACGGCAGCGCTTATGGCTTGATTGATGTGCAGGACGGCAAGAGAGAGCTTATACCGCTTTGCTTTGCTTGCCAGATAGACGGCAACGAGCCACTATTTATACCGCTTAAGGACGAGCGCACAGGCAAGCTAATGGCAGGTATAAGATATTGGAGATTAAGCGACAGTAAACCGCTTATGGCAACGCTGTATGAGACTGACGGCTACACAGAGTATCAAGAGTATGCTTACGATGATGAGAGCAAACCGAGGTTGACGGTAACGCAGGAAAAAAGACCGTACATTGTTGATAGTGTAAGCAATGCAGCGCAGGGTGTTTATATTGCAAATGGGCGTAACTATGACAGACTGCCGATAATCGAGATGGGCTATATCAACAATCAATCATCATTGATTGGAAATGAGCCGACAATTACCGCTTACAATATGGTTTTATCGGGCTTTGTAAATCAAGTCGATTGGAATTTACTATATTGGATAATAAATAACGCTGACGGAATGTCGCAGGTCGATGATATCAATTTCCTTGCTGATATTATAAAGACGCACGTTTTACATACAAGCGGCGAGGCAACAGCACAGCCTTATGAGGTAACGATACAACACGAGGCGAGGTCGGAATTGCTTGACAGGCTTAGAACACAGCTATACGAAGATATGGGCGGTGTTGATGTAAGCAAGAACAGCGCAAATATGACAGCGACAGAGATAAAATCTGCTTATGCCGCACTTAATCGCAAGTGCGACAAGATAGAGAGCTACATTGATGATTTTATCGCTGATACGCTAGAGATACTCGGATATGAAGGCGAGGTATGGCATTATCAGCGTGATGTAACTATCAATCAGAGCGAGGCGGTGCAGAATATTATTGCATCTGCGCCTTGGTTGGGCGAGGAAATGACAACAAGGGCACTCTTAGAGGTGCAAGGAAAGATAGATGAATTTGAGAAATTGCAAGCTCAGAAAATAGCTGACGACTACAAAGCATTTAATTCAAACGAAAATAGCCCTACAAGTGAAAATGAGGGAGAGGGCGAGTAATTTATTAAATAAATCAAATCACGCTTAAAACAGCGTTTATTTGCGTTTGGGGGCATTTATGAAAGAGATTATTTTTGATATCGGTCACGAGGAGACCGAAGAGCTGCTCAAACAAACGGAAAAACGCATTGAAAATGTGTATCGGCAGGCTTACAAAGAGCTTAAAAAGAAGTCCGATGATTATATGGCGCAGTTTTTAAAGACGGACGCTGAAAAGCGGAAAGCGATGCAGGCAGGCGAGATAACCAAAGACGAATACAGACAATGGCGGCAAAGTCATCTGTTGACAGGTCGGCGGTGGGCATCAATGCAGGAGAGCTTAGCAAAGGATTTGAGCAATTCTAATCAGATAGCTGCAAGCATAATAAACGGACACTTGCCTGATGTTTACGCTATCAATATCAACTGGGCAACATATCAGCTTGAACACGATTTTAAAATCGATACATCATTTACGCTTTATGATAGGCAGACAATGGAGCGGCTGTTGAGAGATGACCCCGATTTATTGCCGTGGCAAGCGAATATAAACACGCCCGAAGATATCAGATATCAGAAAAGGCATTTAAGCTCGGCTATGATGCAGGGTATTTTACAAGGTGAAACAATTCCGCAGATAGCAGAGCGGCTTGCAAGCTCACCTTGCAGAATGAACGCAAGAAACGCCGTTACAAATGCAAGGACGATGTATACCAGCGCACAGAATGGCGGCAGAATTGACGGATATAAGCGGGCTGAGGGTATGGGAATACACCTAAAGAAACAATGGCTTGCAACGCTTGACGGGCGGACAAGGCACGAACACAGACAGCTTGACGGACAGATAGTTGGAACTAATGAGAGCTTTGAGGTTGACGGCTATGAGATAGAGTTCCCGGGTGACCCAAAAGCGGCGGCTGAAATGGTGTATAATTGCCGATGCACAATGCGCTCGGTGCTTGATGCGCTTGATAAGGGCGGATATACGGAATATGAGAAAAACGGCAAGCTCGGTGATATGAGCTATGAGGAATGGAAGAACGAGCATAGCAAAGAAGAGAAAACGAGTGAATATAAGGATATATACGAAGAATATAACGTAAATTCAGAAAAAATAAAGCAAGCACTATCGGGCGTTGAAGAAAAAAGGCGTTCGCTTGATTATGAGGTGGGTACAATAGTTGATAGGCAAGGAAATATAATAAAAGAAATTAAAGGTGAAGATCACTCTGTGTCTGTTGACTATAATCTTGAAGATTTGATATTCACGCATAATCACCCAGGTGGCGGAAATTTCTCCGAAGGTGATATTAAGTCAATGCTTGAAGATAAATTGCTTGAATTGAGGGCAAGCACGCCGCAAGGCACATATTTCTCACTTCTTAGAACATCATCTTCAACATATGATTTAGAATTTTGGGAAGAATATAAGAAAAATGTCAAGTTTACAAAGGCGATGAATGCCGTAAGAGATGATATAATAAGTGGAAAATTGCCGAGAGATATTGAAAAAATAAAAGGGTTTGGGATATATACAGAATATATGTCCAAACTTGCAGATGATTTCTTGACAAACAATGCTGAAAAATATGGCTATATCTATTCAAAGGGCGTGATTAAATGAGATATGGGGCAACTGATAAGCAAATTGAGGAAAAAATAAAAGAAATCGAAAAAGCGATAGGCAGGAAATTAACAAACGTTGAAAAAAACGCTATTAAGAGGATAGAGGAATAAATGGCTAACAATCAAGTGCAATTTATTGATAATTCGGACGTATACTTGACCGCTCTTGGCAATAACTTAGACGCAACACTTGAAGCAATAGGTCTTTATGCCGTTGGTGAAGTTGTACAGACTATCA